ACGAAACAAAGTTTCTAACTTCCTCGTTGTTAGGTTGGTTTGCACCTCCTATAGCAGCAGTAACATTATTACACCTTAGAGAATTTACCACAGATTGATTTGTTACTTCCGAAGGACCATTTACGAAAAACGAAACGGTTCCAACTTGATTGATAACGTTTGTACCTAAATTTGTTGCTAATCCACCTCCAACTCTATATTGAACGAACAAAGTGGAGTTAGGTACCAAAGCTGAACCCAAAGAAAAATTATTCAAATAATTCTGAATATTCAAAGGCCCTCCCAAGTTTGTGAATAAGTTGAGTTGTTCTTGTGCTGAAGTTGTTCCTCCACCAAAGGTCATTTTTTTGAATCCCTCCGGTGTATATTCGGAAATAAATCTGTTACTAGTTTGAATATACCTTCCAACTTTTATACCAGGTTGGTCGGCAACTTTCGTTGGGTCTTCTATAAAAATTCTATCTTCAGCTAATGCATCTACTTCGAACCATCTGTTGGCCAATCCAACAAATTCTGATGCGGGAGGTATATTTGTATAATCAGTACCATTTTTTAAAAGTACACTTGTTATACCTAAAACATTTTTTTCAGGTAAGAACAATTCAAAAAATGGTCTTACGTCATTTGGTGAAATTACTCTTTTGAATACTTTCGTGATACCATTGACAACCAATTCTCTTTTTGTAATCGTATAATTTAATAATACACCGTTAGAATTAAAGTTTGGTATTTTAAGTCTATTAGGAAACCCTTGTGAATTATAAGGTGAAGTAAAATCGATATCATAAATGTTTTCGAAAACTATTCCCGCGCCACTAACTTGTGAACCTCTTATCAAAGTACCAAGATATCTATCATCTTCTTTATCACCAAAGGCTGGAACTGTGATTGAAAAATCAACCAAAGAAACTGAAGGTCTTTGTCCAGGAATTTTTAAACCATATGTTCTGGCTATATTATATATAGAAGACCTTTGTTGTGCATATTGTAATACTGTCTCTTGTATACTTCTATCAATATGATAATGTAAATTATCTGCCACTGCAGCGTTCAAATCCAAAAATACAGAAAAGACTGATGCATCATTAAAATCTTGAATTAGTTCGGGATAATAAGTCTTTACATAATTGAGTAGTTCGGCTCTAATTCCTTGATAGTCCCTGACTGTATATGATATTTTATTGTTAGCCATATTGTATTAAATATTAATAATAACAAAATCACTTTGTGAAAAAGTTAGATTATTAATAGAATAATCGATTCTAACTTTTGCAGTGTATTCGTATGTGTTTTTACCAGGTACTCTATAAATGTCGTAGGTTCTAACATTTCCTATAGTTCCAGTGGTGGTTCCGTCGAATTCGTCTTCGGGTGTTATTGGTTCAATTGATATATTATTTACTATCAGATTGGGCATATACCTATTTATAGAATCCCTTATGTCCGATTCTATTGCATTGAACGTCAATCCATCGAACGGTTCAAATATATAATCGTAAAGTTTTGTACCGAAGTCTGGCAAAAAATATCTTGTACCCTTTCTTGTTAATAATAAATGTATTAAATCGGACCTTATTTCTTGTTGTTCAAATTCCGTAAGTGCTAAGTAGTCACCCTTTCTCGAATCTTGGAACGGAAAAAATAAACCATATGTTGTGCCGTCTGCCATATTAAATAAATATACGCAGACTATTTTTCAACTAAAGTGGTATTTCCTTTGACTCCTTTTGGTTGGTAGGGGCAATGCCTACATCCTCCATGTGACCCACAACAAGAACCTCTTCTTATATGGTACTCTTCAGTAAAGACCACTCGATTATTTTCAACGTAATAATCAGAAGGGAGAATCTGATTTTGATTCTCCCTTTCTTTATTTGTATTTTCCATAGGTTAGTTTTAGACTAAAACACACGCACCACCAGCACAAGCTAATTCACCGCTTAAATCTGTTTCATCATCTAATTCTACAATTTTAGATAAATCCACTTCATGTAATGTTTCCATTAGTTCTTCATACCTTTCTTTTGTACAGTCTTCGAACGGTGCTTGAATATAGGTACCCCCATCATAAGGCAGTACTGATAGTCCGTTATAATGGTCTCTATTTTCCCACATCCATTCACCTACCGCAGGCCACTCGTGTTCACGAATCGATACGGTTGCAGAAACATTATGAGAATTACTGCCAGTCCTGTGACCAGGTTTAATCCAGTCAACATGTACTTTTTTAACTCTTTCAAGAAGTTGAATCGGTGATTCATTTCTCAATATTGACCCTTCAGGTGCTCTTTGTGGAATACCAATAACCGCAGTATCGTGTGGTCTGAAATATTCGTCTTCAACCAATTCAGGGTGATTTTCTTTCAAGTAAGTATATATCGCCTCATTCTTTCCAACTCTCACTCTCCTAACGTAGTAATCATTATGCCAAGCATGAATTCCTGACGAAGTACCCAAAGTAAGTGAAGTAGTTCCTGCTGGTTTTACTGTTGTTGTTCTTGCGGCAGGATTAATTCCGAGTAGTTCAGCAACCCTTTTATTTTCTTCTTTAACTATTTTGGACGCCGATTTCATATCCAACTTCAACACTGCACCTGAACCAATACCTGTCATTGATACTCCAATAAGAGCATCTTTCTCTGTCGTTCTTTGCCAAATTGGTCTCAGATAATGGAAGTTAGTATAACCCGCTTGTAGTGTACCACAGAAAGCGGCGGCTCTCACTCTATCTTCGAAATCTTCTTGTGACACAACATTAGATACGTTTACTTCTGTTAGATTACAGAATTGGAATGGTCTAAGTGCAATTTCACAACAAGGGTTGGTTCCCCAATCTTTATCGTTAGTTAAGTAAATACCGGGTTCACCAGCTCCGCTCGCTTCAATTCTCTTCCAAAGGTCCATGAAGTAATCTTTAGTTATTTTGTGTCGGAGCAACACAGCTGAGTTATTAGCCCTACCTCTTTGTGGATTTGTCTCCCACCAAGCACCTGACTTACAACCAATCATTTCATCATCAGTTGCCGAGAAAAGTGAAATCAACGCCGCCCTTCTAATACCACCAGCCAATACCGCATCTGCAATATGACAAACCATATCATGGACTTCGATTGGTCTCAATTTTTCTCCATTTTCTTTTGAATCCAAGATTCCTTCAAGTTTGATAAGACATTCTTTAAGTGGTTGCGGTCCAGGAGCCTTCCCACCTGAAGTTACAAGTCTTGCACCTTTAGGTCTGATATCACTGAAATCAAATTCGATATGTGAACCACCATAAAAATATGACTTAACCAAAATCTTGACTGCGTCTGCCCATCCTTCGATAGAATCTGCAACCAACCATCTTCTACTTCTTTCTTTGTTTGGTTTCAATATTTCAGGTAACGCTTCAACATGATGTTTTTGAACAGAGTATCCAACACCTGTACCTCCAAGCAACAAGAACATTACTTCAGAAAAAACTCTCCAATCATCAATTGGTGCAAAAGCACAATTATATATTCTATTTGGAGAAATCTCAATTGGTTTACCTGCAAATTGCATTGACCTCATTGATGGGAGAACTTGCTTTTTGAACACATACATGTAGTTCTCTCTGATTTCTTTTTCTAAGTTAGGGAATTGCTTAATATGCATCTCCATGTTTCTTGTGACTAATTCTTGCCACGTCTCTCTTCTGTTCAACTCAGGAATAAACTTCGCATACTTCATGTATACTGTAATATCACTGAGGATTCTGTTCGAAATGTCCATTTTTTTCTTTTTTTTTTGTAATTTGTTTTTATAAAAAATCGTCGATTTTAGATATAAATATAAGGTCGCAGGATATGCGACCCATATTTTTCATTAAAAATAATAAGTTTTTTTGACAAAAAGTAGATATTTAGTTTGTTTGTTTTTTTACCCCTTCTTTTTGTTTTCTCTTTTCCAAGAGTTCTCTTACCCTATCTCTATTCTTTTCTTCTTTCTGTTCTTCGAACCCTAAGAAAGTTACAGAACTTTCTGTATCTATCTCTAAAAGTTCATTGTTGAACTTGCAATTTTCGAATACAACTCCGTCTTTACCTAGCCTTGATTTTGTAATTGCGATTGTTGCTAAATTCATTTCTTTTTGTTGTAATGTTTTTGCGACCGTAATAATCACATGTCCTACTTGTGCCTTTTTGATGGACCCACCCATTTGGTCTGTAGTTACAACTTCCGATGAAATAGAACTTCTATTTCCTTGAGTTGCCGTCCATCCCGCAATACTGAGTTCGTGACACATAGCTTCAAAACCTCTCATTACTGAACCTTCAGCCTTCCACTCATCTTTTGATGATTGTTCTGGTAGAACACAATCGATATAATCTAATAGAATCATATCTATCTTTATACCATCAGCAATCATCTTTCTAACCTGATTCTTAATCTGATTCATGGTCATTGTGTCGGAAGCCAATTTTTTAAGAATTAACTTATTACTCATTGTCTCTTGAATCTCGGTTATCTTATTGATAACTTCTTCTTTGTGGTTAGCCAAATTATCAGGCTCAATTCCTGTCCATATCGTAAAATGTTTTCTTTGTACAATTTTTGGATTGTCTTCAAAAAAGATTTGAAGAACATTGTAACCCATGTTAAATGCGGTATTTGCAATCTTAGTTAGGATGGTAGTTTTACCCACACCTGTTGGTGCCAATATTACACCAATCTCACCTTTAGCCAACCCACCTTTAA